AAAATTGGGGATCGGGGGTCTGTGGGTCGGCAGGAATGCCGTTTGTCGATGCCACCACCTCTACGATTTCCTCTTGCACCTCGTCAATCACATCATCATTCAATCCTTCAGGACTGGTTGCATCATCCATCACATTACTTACTCCAGTGATCTCTGCCAGTAAACTGTCTGCATCATCCACCTCTACATTCTCTGCACCCTGACTAGATATTGCCAGTCGAATAGAGTTCAGTAACTTATCCCTCATGTCCTGTGAGTTCGTAACCTGCACTATTTCCCTGCGTTCTGTGAACAGTGCCACCTCGGTTATCTTCCCTAATAGTTCCAGTGCCTTCAGTTGCTGGGCAGGCGGAACAGCAGGATCGAGAGCCTTCTCTGTGATCTTATGGATTGCCAATGCCCTTAAAGAGGCTGGCGTAATAAACTGATTCGCCTCCAAAGCCACCTTAAACGCCTCAATCTGAGTGGCTATCGCTGGGTTCTTTGAGAGTTTCTGTGCTTCGGCTGACTGGGTTGATGGTTTGCCCTTGGTCTTATAGGTCTTCCGATAAGCCCCAGTCTTCGTATTACCCATTGCGACTTCCTTGGCAAAAGCCCGTTGTTTACTGGTTAGTCTGCTTGTCTTGGCAGTTACCGCCCCTAATAGAATCGTATCCATAGGCATAGCCTCAAGCCCTGCTTCGATTTCTTTCCTTGTGAGTCTTTTCATGGGTATCTAGTGATAATCGGCATACCCGTCTATTCTATGCCTATAAGGGCATTTGTGTTAATACTCTCTTACTCTCTCCTTTCCTAGTGTCTTACCTCTCTCTAGTGCTTTCAATACTGGGCTGTTTCGCTTCGCTACTTACCCGCTTTTAACCTCCAGTTCCCCGATTTATGCGATCCACAGAGCCGTGCTTTATGTTTTTGTGAGCCTTGATACACAAGCAAGTGCTTCTATCCACCTGACAATCACCCTGCGAGCCTTATTCTATAAGGGATAAAATATATTTAAAAAAATACTTGACAGTCAATTAAATTATGCTTGACAATGAAATTGTCACTCACCTGATGATTCACAAATTAACCACCTGCTAGGAGATTAAGACCATGATTATTGAAGTTGAAGTTAAGAATATTTACGGGAAAGAAACCTTCTATCCCTTATGCCATAAGGCTATCCTGCTTGCTCGCCTTACTGGTTGTAAGACATTGACCATTGATGCATTGAAGACAATCAAATCACTGGGCTATGAAGTTGCCGTTCAACAAAAGCAGTATTCAATCTAGGAGATACCATGGAATTCGACTACTACCAATACACCATAAGCGAACACCTTGCAAGTGCCATTATCAATGGGGATGAAAGCGGTTTAAGCCCTGAAGAAATCAGTGATTTAAAGGCTTTTATGGATGAACTACCTGTAAGCAATGGTCATTTTGATCTTATGGAAGGTGAAAGTAATTTTGCCCATTGCGAAGTAAGTGGGCTATACGCTGAATGCTTGAATTTTCGGTTGTATTTTCCCCTAGTATCTGACTGGACTGAGCAAGAAAAAAAGATTAAAGCAATCAAAGAATACGCTACTGTCTTTTATAACGAGGGCTGGGATGTAATTGTAGAGTGCTGGACTGATGCCGATCTACTGGCTGAATTGTCCATAAATGGTATGGATCTCGCTAAGACATTCAAATCCCTGCAAGCCTTGATTGATGTTCGTGCCGATATGATGGCAGAGCATCAAGCCGAAGCAAGATCATCTTACTAAGGGGATACGAATGGCTAACTGGAAACAAACCATTGACTTTGCTGACCTGCTTGGGGACTTTGAACTAACTGAGGATGCACAAGCCTTTGCCACCAAAGCATCTGCTCGCATCACCCAGTTTATCGAAGCAAACCAGTCTTGGACTGACCGCAAGGATATTACTGGCGATCTTGAAGACATTGCCGAGGGTCTGATCTCTTTCTCTGATGATCAATCCGAGATTGATTGCTTGCTTGAAAACCTGTATGACCTTGCCGACTATGCCCGAATTTGGGTTAAAACATTTTAAGGGGACTGACCACATGCACTACACAGACGATGAAATCAACGATCTATACGATTTAAACCCAAACCTGACTCTTGCCCAGTTAAGCCGTATGACTGGCAAATCAGTCGATCAATTAAAACGCATACTGATGCCCGATTATTACCAGTCAAACTGATGATGGGGTCAATCCCCGAAATTGGCGAGAGCCAATATTTGACAAACCTGCTAGGAGTTGAAATGAAAATAAAACAAGTTGAAGTGGTAGTGCCAAAAGGCAGTTATGTAATTGGTGATCCCTGCTATGCCGTTCCTGACAAGGACTGGAATGATTTATTGCTATCGTGCAATTACTTCCAAAATCCGATTGGGTGCGTAAAGGATGGGATGCAAAAATTTTTTGTGCTGGCATTTAGCACTAAGTGGGGCGATGGTTGCTATCGTGGCACGGATGGCAATGAGTATGGGGTTGATGCAGGACTACTGGGACTTGTGCCAGTAGAGTTGTTGGAAGACCTGTCAGGTCATGAGGTCGTGAATTTTTCTAAAGATACCCTGTGCATTGATGATGGTTCGGGCAAACTAAAATTTGGTCACATCACTATTGATACTGATCCAGCAGACGAGGATGAAAATGAAAACGATTGATTTAAGCCAGTTCTACGGAACAGAGCAATACCATAAGACATCCGCCTTTGGTTTTGCATTTGGTCAGCATCTCAAGCACACGGATGGGGTGCAATACTTTGCCAAGGAAGCAGGGGCATTTTGGTTCTTGGACATCGTTGCCACCGAGATTTACCCATTCAGCGACAAATACCCTTTCATGACTATTTACCTGACTGCGAAGGATGGTAAGGCAGAGATCATCGTTGAGGATGGGGACATAAGCCGACTGTATCAAAAGCCGATTGAATTCACCGACTGCCCTGATGGGGTCTATGAGTTTTTCCTGACTGACAATGTGCTGATGCTTTGCTCGGAGTATTGATATGGCTACTTACTTTATCGGGAAAGAAACCTTTAACTGCCCTTTGATTATGGAGGGCAGTTGGGGCGAGAGGGATATCGGGACTCACGAATCAACAATGGAGTTGTATTTCAATGACGATGCGACTGGGTTCATTGAGTGGGACATAGAGGATGTGGGCTTTGAGCATATTGGGCTGTGGTTCAGTATTGACCAGTTTGGTATCCGTTGCCTGTCGGACTATGACGGAGTGATGTGCCTGTCGGATAAGGCGATTGCTCTGCTCCGCAAATACGATGTAATCGTGCCACCTGACTTTGAATAAGGGGATTCTAATGTTTAGCAAGTTCGACTGGTTGTTCAATGCCCTTTTGTTTATTGGGATTCTATACACCGCCTATGTTTTGGGCTACGCAATTTATCTAATATCAATGGGGGACTTATGAAATACCAAACCAAGTATTGCGAAGGTTACTGGGAAGATGAACCCGAAAGACTTTTATATCCCGTAAAAATTGCATTAGGTGAATGGGATGAGGTCGAAGACCTAGAGGATCAGGAAATATTTTATTACATGGACGGAGAGCCATTAGAGGTAGGGTCAGTCGTGGCAGATGGTTTTGTGATAACTGAAATTCAGGAGGAAGCATGAAAAAGGATTTGGAACTTGAAAAGTTTTGGTTGGATGAAGCCAAGAAACTACTGTTGCATAAACGCATTGTGAATGTTCGCTACCTGACCGAGGAAGAATCCGAGGATATGGGATGGGATGAAAGGACTGTTGCTTTTCAAACGCAAGATGGTCTATGGTTCTTCCCCAGTCGTGATGATGAGGGCAATGGTGGTGGGGCTTTGTTTACCTCTGATGAGAAACAAAGTTGCTTGCCTGTGATGCGATAAGTGCTGTAATCCTCATGCCCTTTGGGGCATAGGGATTGCCATTTCGGTAATCATTTAATTTAACTCTGCTAGGAGAATGTTATGGGATTAGATATGTATTTAAGTGCTAAACGCTATTTGTATAGGGATGCTGACGAGCCTATCTCTGATGGCATTAACGAATTACTGGGCATACCAAGCGATAAGAGCAAACGCTTTCATGGTGCTAGTTTTGTTGCCAAGGAAGTATCCATTGAAGCGATGGGATGGAGGAAGGCAAACGCTATTCATGGGTGGTTCGTAAGGCGATGCCAAGATGGTAAAGACGAATGTCAGGAGTCTTATGTATCAAGAGAGCAGTTGCAGGAATTGGTCGATTTGTGCCATGAAGCATTGGAAAAGCCTGACCATGAAGTATTAGAGCCTACCGCAGGATTCTTCTTTGGATCGTATGAGAAAGACGAGTGGTATTTCCAAGACCTAAAAGACACCATTGAGGGCATTGAAAAGGCATTGGAATTACCTCAGTCTTTTGAGTTTTACTATCAAGCCAGTTGGTAATCATGGATTTGAAGGGCAAAACGCTGACCCAGTTAAGGGTTATGTTGCAAGAAGTAAAGAGTGCAGGGATGGGGATGAAAGACATCATCCTTGTCTTTGCGATTGAAGATGAAATTGCTAGGAGATTATCTTGAAATATACAGTGCAAGTGAATGAAACCCAGTATTGGGTTTACGAGTATGAAGTAGAAGCCAAGAGCAGTGAGGAAGCATTACACCTTGCTGAAGTTAAACATTTTGAAGGAGTTCAATCTGATAACAGTATTTTGGCTGATGCTCAAACCACGGAGATGCGAATCAAAGATTCAATCGACAAAGAGTTTTTTAACCGCATTACTAACAATCTGCTAGGAGAACACAATGCCTAATTGGTGCGACAACAATCTGTATATCTCTCATCCTGATAAAAAGATGATGAAGAAAGCCCTTAACGCTTGGAACAAGGGGAAATTTTTATCTACCCTTGTGCCTGAGCCTGACTATACAAAGGTCAAGGTCAAGCCTACATTCGATGCCAGTCACATTACTGGCAAGCCTGAGCCTGAGTTTGTTGATCCTGAACAGGCATGGTGGGACTGGCGAGTGCAAAACTGGGGAACAAAGTGGGACATTGGTTGGGACGATTCAAGAGATAAGGCAGAGTTGAATGGAGATAATTCTATGTTCGTAAACTTCCAGTCTGCTTGGAGTCCTCCTTTGGATGCCTATGCCACACTGGTTGAGATGGGTTACTCCATCCGAGCCTACTACTTTGAAGGTGGTTGTGCTTTCTGTGGCAAATGGGAAGATGGGGAAGACGAGGGTTATTCCCTTGACTTTCCTGATGGTGAATCACCAGTCCAGTGGGTCAAAGACAATATCCCTGAAGATATAAATGAAGAGATGTATATCGCTGAATCTTATGCAGACTGGGAAGACTACACCGAGCAGGAGAAAGAAGATGCGTAAATACGAGGTATTGATAGCAAGAAATGAAACCACTGTCTATACAGTCGAGGTAGATGCCAAGAACGAAAAGGATGCTGAAAAGAAAGCATACAAACGATTTGGCAAAAACGACTACGAAGATTCAGAAGTGGTTTATGGGGAAGAAGAAACCCATGAGATTAACTGTTTGGAGGAGGAAGAAAATGAGTTATGACTCAGATTTTGAAAATGTTTACATGGTGGAGTTTGTTTCAGGCAGGATCATCCATGTAGGTCAATTTACAGTTGAAGATGTAATTCAATACTGTGCTGACGAGCATGAAGGCGAAGTTATCAAATCAATCTACGAAGAAGTTTATGTAGGGGAGGTTGAAGATGCTTAAATACAAAGTGGTAATGGAAATAACCATTGCAGATACGGATGCACCGCCTAGCGACTGGCTACCTAATGTAGTAGAGCAGGTCTGTGAAGATAACGAAACAGTAGCGTTAATCGAATGTAAGGAGATATCGTATGTATGACAGCGATTTGTTGGATGAGTATTGCGAAGAGCAATATGGGCATAAAGACTGGTCTATGGACTGGGATAAACAAGGGAACATGATTGTTACTTTCCACAAAGAGCCAAGAAAAGAGTATTTATCTGAACTGGATGATGACGCAAAGCCAGTGCGTATGCGTAAAGACTTGGCAGAACAAGGATTAACTATTCCTGCTGGCAAGAGTTGGTCTGTTTACGACAATCTTGAGGATGTTATCTACCTAAGTGCAGAAGACCTCGAAGGTGCGTATGAGGTTGATACTGGAGAAGACCCTGATAGTCATGCTTTTTGCCCTGTCAAATTAAGAGATGGGCAAGTAGTTTATTTAATTGGTATTGACCTAGAATGGTTTGCAGAGGAGGTCGAAGATGCTTAAACAATACGATGTTACCTTTCATTTGCGTAGGTCTGTGACTATTACTGTGGATTGTGATAGCGGAGATAATCCCGAAGACTATGCCTATGACCAGTTAAAACTGCAGGAAAACGAAGAAGTTCTTGATACCGAAGTAAACGAAGGAGATCCCAGTGGTGAGTAAAGTAGAAACCCCAGTAGATATTGCAAAAGAATCACTAATTCCATGGCCTCAGTCAGTAGATTCCCAGTTGTGGAATGATAGGGTTGAATACTTAATAAGCAAACTAACCGAAGTAGAAAAGAAAAATGAACCTAAGACTATCGAAGGGTAAAGTTCCAATTAGGGGAAAGGGGGAAACCCCTTTTCTACTAATTGATTTTCCCAGTAAAGAAGATTTTGTAAAGGTTTACAAAGGTCATACATACAATATTGATATGTATTGGGACATTGTGAACCGACTCAGCAGTGGTATGACAATGGTAGAAGCAGGTAAGCCGTATGCTTTAACTAGAGAAAGGGTCAGGCAGATTGAAGCAAAGTTCATTACATTGCTGGGTAAGGAATACTGGGGAGGGATAGAATCTAATCTATCCATCCTTTCAGTTCTCAGTAAAAGAGTCGTTTTAATGACTGAGATGCAACAAACAAGCCTACCCTCTGATGATAATCATTGAAATCATCCCCGATTGTCTCGGAGAGCCAATAAGGTTTGCCTGTCGCTTTGGCAATACTTTCGCCAACACCACTGGGGTCATTGTCAGCCACGATGATCCCATTGGGGATGCGACTCGCTACCTCCTTCATATTTCCTGCACTAAAGCACACATAAATCGAGTATCTGATTTTGTTTGCTCTCATGATCGCCTGAATCGAAAGCCCAGTAGCCAAACCCTCGCAGAAAATAGGAGTGCCTTTTGCATCAATGCAGAACGATGCCCCCTTGGTGGTCTGTCCGTAGAGGAACTTCTTTTCCCCCTCGCCATTGATCAGTTGGCATCCGACTATTTTGCCATCCCTCCGCATTGGAATGACTAGGCGGTTCTCGCCCTCTGCTGAATCCCAGACTGCCATCTTTTCCTCTGGAAAACCTTTCTTTTCCAAGTAGGGATGTGGCATTAAATGGGTCTGATGCATGATCCACCCTGCTTTGGCAGCAGCCTTACTTGCCAGTTCTTCACGCTGACGGAACGCTTCATCTTTGGCTTTTTGAAATTGTGGGGATATGGCATTTTTTTCTCCTGACTTCCACATCACTGGTTTTTCCATGGTCGCCCAGTTTTGCACCCAGCCAACATCACCCATAAACTTATACCGCCCATTACCTGATCGTGGATGATCTACTGTTGGTGTGGATACCCATTTAAATGGGATTACATCACGCATGATTAACCCATGGGATCTGGCAAAATCTTCAAACCTCATCTTTTTTTGCCTCATGTTCTTTTAAGTTTACTTTTGCAAGTTCTGTTATGAAATCTTTCTCTTTTATGCCTAACTTTTTTGCCAAATCTAATTGGGTTTGAGTAATATCAAACTGATATACAGTTTTTCCTTCTATTTTTAATTTGATTGTTTTAAATTTCATGCTGTTTCTTTCCTTCTAGCAAACTTAATCTGCCTGTGGGTAATCCACTTCATGGTGTTGATTGATGGTGGAATGGCAGTGTCATGCAGATTCCGAGGCCATACTCCAAACTTATCTCGGTAAACATGGCTTGCCCAGTTGGGGTTATAGTTTCTTTGTTGTGCTATAAACAACATCTCAGAATAGAACATCTGCTTATCGTCTTTGGCAACTTTCTTACCTGCCACCAGTTCAACCAACTCCCCTGCAACTTGATCAACGAGATTCCTTTTCTGCCTGACATGACCGCAAGATGGGCAGGTGTCTGTGTTGGAAGGCCATAAATGACCGCAAGCAGAACACTTGGACTCTTTCTTTTCTTTCTCAGTAGGTTCTTTCTTGGCTTTCTCAGCCTTACCTTCTAAGGATTTGACTCCATCGGCATAGATTTCATCCCATTCATCCCTGAATCGCAAGTAATTTCCTGAATGATCCAGCCAAAGAGCAAACTCTTTGCCCTCAAATGGTCTCATTACCCTACCCATCTGCTGAACATGGGAACTAAGTGACTTACTAAAAGGGCGAGCTGATACCCCAACCATAACATCAGGGACATCAAACCCACGAGTGAGAATATCAGTAGCAATAAGACCATGTATAAGAGTGTCAGGTTTTGCAAAGTCCTCAATGGCGGCTTTCTTGAATTCATCGTTATCCTTGTATGAAATTGAAACAAAGTTATATCCCTTGCTGGCAAACTGTTGCACGAGGTCTGCGCCATGGGCTACTCCTGCACAAAACACAATCGTCTTGACTGGTTTACCGAACACTTGATTGGTCTTTAATGCCCATTCAGTAACGATATCGCCAGTAATCTGCATACCACGCTCGGTTACTTGGTCTTGCGACCATTCTCCTGCAACCTTCTTTACCCCAGTCATGTCGATTTCTTTAGCGATATAAACTTTTAGTGGGGTCAGCCACTTCTTGCCTACTAAATCACTGGTGGTAGAACCGCAGACTACATTGGTGTATAGGTCTCCCAACCCTTTGGTAAAGGGTGTGGCAGTCAGTCCAATGACTCTGACATCGGGATTGTTCTTGATGAAGGCAGAAGTCTGCGCCCTGTCGATGTGGCACTCATCCACAATCAGTAAGTCGATTGCAGGAAAGTCTTTTCGCTTCTCTAAGGTTTGGGCAGAACATACTTGAAGTCTGTGGCTTCTATCAAACTTCCAGTGGTCTGCTTGGAACACTCCGTGATCTATGCCGTATTTGGTCAAACGCATACTGGTCTGATCAACCAATACGATTCGGTCTAATACCATGGCAGCCCTCTTATACTTCTCGGCAGTGGCTTTCATTAAGTAGATTGCCACCTCCGTTTTGCCGAACCCTGTGGGTGCGTAGAGTAACTGTGATCTATGCCCCTGTCTAAATCCTTCTCTTAACGCATCAATAACCTCTACTTGATGCTCACGCAACTCTAATTCCATGTTTACTCCTAACTGCCAAACTCCCTTTGGCTTGGGCTTGGGCTTATTTGCCCTTTTTACCTAATTCCTGCACCAGTAATCCTGATAAGGCATCTAAAAACTGTGCTTCTTTTATGGCTTTGTTGTAATTCTTTTCATTTGCCAGTTCATAGATGGTGCGTAACTGCTTTTGTAATGCTATGCAGATTTCAGAATAGTCTTTCATTCGACACCCAGCTTTTTGAGTTTGGCTTGGAGAGCCTTGACTGTTTTCATCAGTTCAGAGTTGCGGTTTTGGAACATATCACGGCTTTGGCGAATGGCTTTGTTATCTGCTTCAAGAACACGGATCTGCTCACGCAAGTCTGCCATACGCTGCTCTGCATCAATCTTCTCAATCTCTGAGGCATCCCACTGACCAATGGCAATCTTGTCACGCATTACAGTGTTCTCGTCAGCCAAAACATTGACTGTTTGAGCCAGTTCGTCAATCTTTTCGTTGAGTTCCATTACTACCTCTTGCTTGACCATCAATGCAGATGTCATGTCAG